AAGGACAACAAGGCGACGGGCGAGAAGGATTCCAGGATAAATCGCCGAGGCCGTCTCGTCTCGGATATGACCGCGCTCAAAAAGGAATATCAAAAAGTCTGGTCGGAGATAATGTTCGTGGAGGCGATGGACGAAAACGGCAGGCCGATCCTGGACAAGAAGACGGGCAAGCCGAAAATGGTTCCCGCGCTTGATGAAGTTACGGGGGAAAAATTAACCCGCTTAACGGCGCGCTTGCGCGTGTCCACGTCCTCACGCAATACGCAGGAATTCCAAACCGCGCTAGCGTATGCGTTCGGGAAACCAAAGGAAGAGATTGAGGGAAATCTCAAGGGCGAAATCGTTCTTCGGATAGTCCGCGAGGAAACAAAAAAAACCGATGGCGACTGAACTGACCGTTCACTTGCGAGTCCTGCATCCGAAGCAGGAGTTAATCAAAGCGTCAACTGCCAAGCGGATAATAGTCCGCGCTGGTCGGCGCGGCGGCAAAACTGTATTTGCCGCTGATTGGGCGGTGGACAATTTTCTTGACGGGAAGCGCGTCCTGTATGGTGTGCCGACTTCCGACCAGTTGCAGAAATTTTGGTTCGAGGTGACGCGTGCGCTTGCGGAGCCAATCGAAGCGGGGGTATTCAAGGTGGACAAAACCATGCACACCATTGAAAGGCCAGGGACAGAGAATCGCATCCGCGCCAAAACCTGTTGGAATGCGGATACCCTGAGGGGGGATTACGCCGACCGGCTTGCACTGGATGAGGTCCAACTTATGGCAGAGGATACGTGGGGAACGGTGGGCGCGCCTATGTTGTTGGATAATAATGGCGACGCGCTTTTTATCTATACCCCGCCGTCACTCCATTCTCGCAGTACTAGCAAGGCCCGCGACAAAGGCTGGATGACAAAATTCACCAAGCAACACGCCAACGATCCGAAAGGACGCTGGAAGATATTTTCGTTCACGTCGCATGACAACTCATACATTTCCGCCGAGGCGCTGGATGATATTACCGAGGACATGAGCGCGACTGCGATCCGGCAAGAAATTTACGCGGAGGACATGGATGAAGCGCCGGGCGCGTTGTGGCATAGGCAGAAAACGCAAATCGGGACTCAGTGGATTTTGGGACTGGATGATAACCGCGTTTTCAAAACGCCCGAATTGATTCGGGTTGTGGTGGGAGTAGACCCGTCCGGTTCGTCTACGGGTGACGCGTGCGGTATAATCGGGGCTGGCATGGATAACAACAAACACCATTACACGCTGGAAGACAATAGCATCCAGGGCAGCCCGGACATGTGGGCGCGTGAGGCGTGCAAGACGTACCACAAATTAAAAGCGGACGTGATGGTCGCTGAGAAAAATTACGGCGGCGAGATGGTCGAAAAGGTTATCCGTGACACCGATCCGACAGTCAACGTGAAACTCGTAAGCGCGACGCGCGGGAAGGCCGTCCGCGCCGAACCAATTTCAGCACTGACCGAGCGCGGCACGGATCACATGGTAGGAAGTTTCCCATCGCTGGAAGACGAATTGTGCCTGTGGGTTCCGGGCGATGCCAGCCCGAACCGATTGGATGCTAAAGTCTGGGCGGATACGGAATTAGGGGCAGGACTCAGCCCGTTGCAACTCGTGGACTATGCGTGAGGTAAACAATGGCAATTTTTGGTATACCAACTCGAAAGGACATCGCCGCGCTGAAAGACGAACTCGACGCGCTGAAAGCGGAGCGATATAAATATCAGCCCTGGCAACTGGAAACAGCCGAGGCGGAAAAGTGGAATCAGCCAGACCCAAGCGTTTATAAAAACCAGGCAGACCTATATCGTACCCTGTCCTGGGTGATGACGGCGGTTGACATCACTGCGTCCACCACCGCGCTTGTCCCATTTTCCGTAATGTCGGCAGTCGGGGAACAAGAGCCGAGGGAAATTGTCAATCATCCATTCGAGATGCTATTGCGTCACCCAAACGAACTTGATTCGCGTTTTGAATTCCTGTACGCCACCGTCGCGTTGTGGAAATTGACAGGCAACGCGTATTGGTGGCTTAATCGCGCAAATGAAAACGCCGCGCCGACTGAGATGTGGGTCATCCCGTCGCACATGATTGAGCCTATCCCGGATGGGCGGATGTACCTGGACGGGTATGCCTACTCGCCAGGAAACGGAAATACTATCGCGCTGGAAAATTGGGAGATTGTAGACTTCCGCCGCTTCAATCCGTTCTCGCGTTTTCGCGGCCTATCCGCCATTGAATCGTTGGCGTTGGTCGCACAGGGCGACATTGGGATGCAGGAATACAACACAAAACTATTCAAGGATAAGGGTGGGCAACTGTCCGGTATTCTCGCGTTCAAATCCATAATCGAAACAGATCAATGGAAAAAAATAAAACAGGACAAGCGCGACGCGGCCAGCAAGCGCGAGGACATGATGCTAAACGGCGTGGGCGATGGTGGGGTAGAATGGCTACAAAACGCGTTCACGCAAAAAGATATGGAATTTTTGGAAGGCCGCAAATTTAACCGCACCGAGATTTACGGCGCGCTTGCGCCTGGCCTGGAATCCATGACCGACCCGTCTGCAACTGAGGCCAACGCTAATGCGGGCGAGCGCGTGTTCATGGGGAAAAACATTTACCCGATGCAGGTGATGATGGCGGAGAAAATCAGCAATTCTATTCTGCCCGCCTATGGTGAAAATCTGATTGCAGAATTCGAGGACGTGCGTATCTCTGACCGCCAATTGGAATTACAAGAACGCGCGGCAGACGAAAAGATTATGACGCTTAGGGAACTTCGCAAAACCTACAATCAACTTGAACCTCTTGGAGACGAACGCGACGATCTGCTTCCCGTCCAAATCACCGCGCAGACTGGGCAACCCGAATCACCCGCGCCGGTTATTGTGCAATCTAATCAGCCCGACGTGGACCAGACCCAGCCTGATACGATCCAGGGACAAGAGCCGCCCATAGACGCGGACAATCCCGACGCGGATAACAACGCGCTGAAGGCCGACCTGGACAAGTGGAAACGCATCGCGCTCAAAAAGGTTGGCAAGGCTGTTCCATTTGAATCGTTTGAAATACCGGACGGGATGCGGTTGGAGATTACCCGCGCCTTGTCTGCCTGCAAGTCCGAAGCGGATGTGCGCGGTGTGTTCGCCAAACACGCGGCGGCGAAACCGAAGGCCAGTGATGTGCTGGAATTGGCGCGCGCGATGAACCGCGCGGTGGAAGAATTGGCGAAATGAAACGAGACACCCTCCTCCGCTTCATCCGCCGCGCCGCGCAGGCGGTCCCATCTGTTGTGGAGCATCTGAGCGCGGATGCAAAAAACATGCTGGCGCTAAAGGTTGGCGAGACGGGCGACTATAACGAATATCTGCAAAGCATAGAAGTTCTTGTCCAGAAACTTTATGATTACGGATTAAGCGAATCGGAGTTCAAGGAACAATTCAAGGCTTTGATAGTCGCGCAACTTATGGCGGCATACAATAGCGCATGGTTTGACACAATGGACACGGACGAGATACCGGATTATCTGGACGAGGGCCTGCGGGAGGAGATAAAAAAACAATATGGGTATGTCAATAGGTATTACGAAGACATAGTAAAAGCGCGCGGCCTGGCAATGGGAATTGCTTTGCTTTTGTCGCGTGCCAGTCTGTGGGCGGGCGCGGTTGTGGGGGCATACAGTAACGCGATCCTGCAAATCGCAACCGTGGAAGGTCCAAAACCAGATACGCCAATATTGGAAAATCTTGTTTGGCGTTTGGGCGCAACTGAACAGCACTGTAAAGAATGCTATTCGCTGAATGGGATAGTGGCGTCCGCGGGTGATTGGGGGAGAAGCGGATTCCGTCCGCAAATGCCGCCTAACGAAATGTTATCCTGTGGCGGCTGGCGTTGCGATTGCTCGCTTCTGCCATCTCTGGAAATAGCAGATGCCGACGCGGCAGAGCGATTGAATCAAATAGCGGCAGGTATCTAATGCAGATTAGATTTAAAATTGAAGGCCTCGAAAACATCAGATCGTTTTTTCTGGATGTTTCAAGAACTGTCCCGCACGTTGTCATTAATGCCATTGCGGAACATTTGAAAAACGCGCTACAGCAAGACCGGGCGCAGTATAAATACATTAGCCGCGCATCTGCTTATGGTTCAACGGGCGCAACGTTTGAAAATGGGAATCCCGTCCCAGATGGATATTTCAGCGCAAAGCAATTCCGTTATGTCATGGCGAAAATTACAGACGGCACTATGACTCCCGGAACAGAAAACAGGACAGGGAAAAGCGCGGCAGGATGGGGGTATAATCCAATTGCAGAGGGGGAGAATACAGGATACATTACCAACCAAACCCCCGGCGCGTATTACACCACGAGCGACATTGGTCAAGCGCGCCAACCCGCAAAAGTCGGGTGGTTAAAAAACTCCATCGTCATTGCAAAAAACATTGTCGGCGCATTGTCGGCGGCAAAAGACGCGGTTGACAAATTCATAATTTCATCGAAAGGAAAATAGCCTCTTGTTTTTGTGGTATACTATTTTTGGTAGGAGATTGGCCAAACTAAAAAGTTTGGCCTTTCCGCAAGGAATAATCGAGATAACCCTATTCAAACGCTGAGAGGCTCTTTGCGAGACCGGAAATGGTAAACAAAGGCGACGCGTACAGGAAACTGTATGTGTCGCCTTTTTGTTTTGGAGCATGCAGATGAAATTACCGCCCAAAATCAGAGAAGCAATCAAGGCCGTCACCGACGCGCCGAATTTGCGCGGGGACGAACAGCAAACCTGTCGCAACTGCAATTATTTTAAGTACATGCCTACCGATGGAAGTGATTTTGAGGGCGTCTGCAATCTTCACGAATTCACCGCGAAAGAAGTCTGGGTGTGCGATGATTGGGAATTAATCCCGCCCTCCGAACCCGCACAAGTGGAAAGCGCAGTCAAAGCCATCGGGGATTGGGAACTTGAAATTCGCGCCGTGCCATTTGGTGTAGACCGCGAAAAACAATCGTTTGACGCTGAAACTAATTATATGCTTGAGGAGTTTCAGACGCCCGTCGTTACATACCACCACGGAATCAATCCGGGCAGAAAAGGTATGCAGGTCAACCCAGTCATCATCGGAAAAACAATCAGCGTAGAAAAGCGGGCAGACGGGATTTGGATTCGTGTCCTACTTGACAAGACTTTGGATTTTGCCCGCCGCGTATGGGAAGCGGCGAAAAAAGGACTGGCCGTTGCATCCTCCGATTCAATTGCACATTTGGCGCGGCTTGAGGTGAACGGACGGGAAGAGTTTTACGATGGCGAAAAGCCAGGCAGAATTTCTGTCTGGCCGCTGGCGGGTGTGAGTTTGTGGGATTCGGGCAATGGAAATTTTCGTCCCGCCTCCCCGAACGCCATCGCCCTGCCTGCCATGAAAGCGATTTATCGGGAAGCGGGACTCCCCTTCCCGGACTTCAATCCCCATGACGCTTTACCAGAGGCCGCGCGAGCGGCGGGGAAGCGCACAAGGGAACAGGCACTTGCTTATTTAATCACCATTCCTAACGAGGAGTAAAACAACCATGAAAGATCAACTCAAGAAACTCCGCGCGCAAATCAAAGTGTTGGCCATCAAAGCCGACCTGACCGACGCGGAGGACGCCGAACTGAAAAAGATGATGGCGCAAGCCGTCAAACTCGAAGGCCAGATCGAAGCCGCCGCGCTCGCCGCGAAGGGCGACGAAGCGGAACAGGCCGAAGCCGAAGCCGCGAAGAAACTGGAATTCGACGCCGCGCTCAAGGCTGAAAAGGTCAAGTGGGAAGCCGAGGCCGCGAAAGGACGCCGCCTGCCGATGGGCGACGGCGCGCCACATCAAACGCGATTTGCGGATACCCTGAAATACGATTATCTGTCTCCCGGCGATCTTGGCCTGGCGATTCACCTCGCCAACGGACTCTCCCGCGCCAACACCGCAGGGATTGACGTGCGGCTTGGCCAGGGCGCGCTGAAAGCCCTCGCCATCAAATTGATCGAGGACACACGCGATTTTGGACATGCCGCCCTCGGACGAGGCTATTCGCTCAAGGCGATGTCCGAAGCGGGTCTGTCGCTAGACAAGGACGCGTATAAGGACGACGCGGCGATGAAGGCCGTTACCGATCCGATGTACACCGGCGGCACGACCGAAGGCGGAAACTGGGTGCATACCTCCTACAGCCGCGAGTTGTGGGCGGCATTGCGCGCCCCTACCGCCGTGCTTGGAAAACTTCCGGTGCAGATCATCCCGGACGGTTCTAAGTCCGCGACTATCCCATTGGAAGGCACTGATTTGACTTGGTACTCCGCCCCCGAAGCGACTGCGAGCGACACGACTTTGCTTGTCCCGTCCGCGACGGTTGGCGGGACGCAGATCACCACGCCCACCAACAAAGAAATTACCGTCGGCAAAATGGGTGCGCGCGGCCTGTACAGCGGCGAGTTGACCGAAGATTCCATTATCAACTTCGTCCCGCAACTCCGCGAACAATTGATCACCGGCGGCAACGAGCAGTTGGAACACGCTGTAATCGATGGCGACACCGAAACGGCCGCGACCACCAATATCAACCACATCGGCGGCACGCCCACTTCGACGGGCATCAGCCGCGATCTTTTCCTGATTTTCGATGGATTCCGCAAATTGGCGCTCGTCACCAATACCGACAACTCCGTTGCAGGCGGCGCGCTGACCGAGGACGATTACCTGGATACCATGTGGCTAATGGGTACGGCTGGACTGGCCGGTGCAGACCTCTCCAAGTGTGGTTTCATCATTGACCCGAACATCTACAAAAAGTCGCTGAAATTAGCGACTTTGAAAACCAAAGACGTTTGGACCCAAGCCACGATGGAAAGTGGCGTTCTCACGAAACTGTGGGGCTACGACATTTTCGCCTCGTGGTTCATGCACTACAAATCGACCGTCCGCAAGGCAAACAGCGCGGGCAAAGTGGATCAAACCACCGTCGCGAACAACACCTACGGCTCGATTCTCGGCGTCCGTTGGGATCAGTGGCGGTTCGCGTACAAGCGCCAGATGACCATCGAGACGACCCGTATCGCCAACGCCGACTCCTACGAGATCGTTGCCTGGGCACGCGTCGGACTCGGCTACCGTGACACGGAAGCCTCTGCCATTTCCTATGGCATCACCGTCTAACCTATATTTCGCGTGATGGCGGGAGGGGCGTTCCCTCCCGCCGGACGTGATAGGAGAAAAAATCAAATGGCTACTTATATTTTGCGAAAGGGTGTTGCGTCCCTGAACGATTTGTCCAATGGCGTATTGGCTGGCTTGCTACTCAGCGGCGCGCAGGGTGATGTTTTCTACTGCGACCCCACCAACGGCAATAACGCCAATGATGGTCTGTCCCCGGATACTGCCAAAGCGAATCTCAAAAACGCTTACGATTTGACCACCGATAACCACAACGATGTGGTTTGTTTTATCGGCGGTGCGACTGCCGACAACCCGGCGGCGGCCATCACCTGGTCGAAATCCTATACCCATCTGATTGGCATCTCATCCCCCGTATTCGGCCTGGGTCAGCGATGCCGCGTGGTCACGCTGGCGGCTACAGCCGTCACCCCGGTCATCACCTTCTCTGGTAGCGGTTGCATCGTCGCGAATATGCAGTTCTACAACGAGAAGGCGGCAGGTTCGGCGGCAGGTTGCGTCATCGTCACCGGTCTGCGGAATTACTTCGAGAATGTGTTCTTCATGTCGCCGGTTGCGACCGACGCCGCGTCGTATTCACTCAAACTTGGTTCATCTGAAAATGTGTTCGTCCGTTGTACCATTGGACAGTTTACGAACCCGCGCACAGCCGCGAGTTATGGATTGTGGGTACATGGTGCCGGAGTAGTTTCTCGCAACAAATTTGTCGAATGCGAGTTTCTGTCCTGGGGCTACGACGCCACCCATTGCCACGTGCTCTTCGATGCCGACATGGCCGCCGTCCCACACGTGACCTGGTTCGAGGATTGTCTATTTCAGCAAAACGCCACACAGTTGACGCAAGCCATTGACGATAACTCTACTGCCGCCGGTCATCAGATCGTTTTCCGTGGCCGCAACAATTTGGTTGTCAATGCCGCCGCTGTTGGCGATGTGCTGACCTATATGTTTGCCCCGAACCCCGACGCGAGCATCAGCGGTCTGCTGGCCGTCACAGTCGCCGAATCTTAAGGAGCGCGAAAATGCTAATCAAACTTCTGCAAGATTCAGATGGCTTTGACAAAGGCGACGTTGTGGAAATTTCCAAACCGCGCGCCGAGCAACTAATCGCGGAGGGCAAGGCGGAACTGTACGTCGCGCCCGAACCCGCCAAGTCCACCAAAAAATTCAAGTAGTTTGAGGAGGGGCGCGAGCCCCTCCTCTCTCGGAGTAATCCATGAAGGAAATTTTCCTGAAACTCTCCACCGGCGCGGCAGACGGCGCGGCTTTAATACTTGCTCCATCTGCCGTGCTTGGAAAACTGTACGCAATTGAATATCAGCCCGGCGATATTGCTACCGGCGCGACACTGACGCTCACCTGCCTCGGCGCGAACGGCGCGGAAAAGCCCCTGCTCACGAAGGCCAGCGCAGGCACGGCGAATAGTTGGTACTACCCCCGCGACCTGGTTCACGCGGTGGCAGATGGCGCGGCACTGACTGGCACATCTGGCGGCGATAGGGCAATGCCAGTTTTGCAGGGTGTGGTTAAGGCGGTCATCGCATCCGGCGGAAATTCCAAAGTCGGTTACGTGGCGTTGTACTACGAGGACTGATGACGATCACAAACGGCTATAGTTCACTCGCGGAATTCAAAGCCTGGGTCACGGTGCGTGGCGGTACTGCTTCAACCGACGCGGCGGACGACGCGGTGATGGAAAGTATCATCGAAGCCTGCTCACGCAAGATTGATGAATTGACTGGGCGCAAATTTTGGAAAAACAGCGTTGCTGAAACGCGTTATTTCCAGGCGCGCGAGGCGTTTTACCTGGATTTGGAAGATCTGGTGAGCATCGCCACCTTGTCTGTGGATTACGCCAACACCCGCACGTACACGGATTTGGTGGCCGCTGATTTTGAACTCAGCCCGCCCAACGCCGCGTTGGACGGCAAGCCGTACACCGAGATTTTTATCTCCCCGACCAGCGCGGCATACTTCCCTGTTTTCGATGCGGGCGGAAGCCGAAGCGTAAAAATCTCAGGCGTTTTCGGCTGGCCGTCTGTGCCGACCAATATCAAAACCGACTGCATGACCATCGTTCACAACCTTTGGATGGCGCGTTCCGGCCAGGTTGGAAGCGGCAAGGTGAGCGTCACGGCGGGCGGGATCGTCATTCGCCCCGAGGACATTCCCGATCACGTTATGCAGGACATCCTAACTCTTAGGATACTGCGATGACCGTCAACGTTAATTTTGTCGCCGTCGCAAACGCGATTGGAAACCTGACCGTCTCTGGCGTGACGCTTAGGGACATTGACCAGATTACCGCGTCGGTTTTGGTCGCTCCTGCCACGCTCGCCCCGAAGCCGGGCGGATGGATTACGAATATGCGCGTTACTACAGATTCTGTCGGCACAGGCGGCGCGCAAAAGATGACGTTGTACTACACGCTGAATTACACCTATTACCACTGCCAGATTGGGAGCGTGCTGGATTTCGGATCGTATTCGGCGATGATAACGAACATTGCCGCCATCCTGGTTGTGCTTTTGTCCAACGATGTGATAACGGGCGCGCTTGACCAGACGCCAAAAGTTTCCGACATTGGGCCCGTTTTGGATCCGGCAGGAAATTCCTATCATGGTTGCGTTTTTTCGCTGGACATCGAGCAATTTGTAGAGGTCGCATGAAAATCAAATTTCTGTGTGATTACATCGGGCGGGAAACCGCTATGAAACAGTATCACGAAGGCGACGTGGCCGAATTCGACCACCAGGCCGCGATTGAAATTATTCGGTTAGGCGGCGGTAAGGAAGTCCCCAATCCGAGGGTAGAGGCCATGCTACAGGAATTCACGGACGCGATGGACGATCTTCTCCCGCCCGCGCCGAAAAAGAAAAAGGTGAAATATGAGCCGAACGAATCATAGGTTTATCCGAGCGTATGTCAGCGGCTACGACCTCAGCGGAACGGCACGCGATATTGGCTCTGTCGGATATGCCTTCGACAACGAACCGAACGCGGCTTTCTCGGATGGAGTGAAAAATATCGTCAACGGCCAGATGACAGTACAGGCCGACCCGCTAAACGCGTTCCTGTCTCCTGAAACGTCTCCGGCCATCGGCCTGCATGAATTGCTAAAATCCGGCGCTGGACTGCAAACCTACACCATCGCGTACGGGATTCTAGCCGCTCCCGCGCAAGGTGATTTTATCTTTTCGATGCCAATGGAGCAGGCCGCGTATCAGGCCGAGGGCGTGGCGGTGAACGTAGGCTGGGGGGGTCCAACGTCAACCAATACCCTGATCAGTCTGGGCTACTCGTGTCCGTTCGGGCGACTGCTCCACCCCTTCGGCGTAGAGACCGCCGTCAATGCCGCTGTTGGCATAGACGATTACGGCGCAAGCCCTCCCGAACTCGGAGGGATACTGACCTACCACCTGTATTCGAGCATTGGTGGAAACATTACCATCAAAGTTCAGGAAGCGGACACCAACACAAATGGAAGTTTTACAGATATCACGGGCGCAACTAGTGGACTTATTGACGCTTCTTCTTCCCCCAAACATGGCGTCGTTGCGATTAGTGCGACCTATGCAGTGAAGCGATATTTACGCTGGCAGGTTGTTTTCAATGTGGGAACAAGCGCAACATTTTTGGCAGGATTCAATCGGAGGCTTTGGTCGTAAAGTATTCTATCCAATACTCACGATTACCATTGGTTTTTACATGACAACTTTGACACAAAGTAATGCAATTTTCGGGAAAGGTATCGTTCTTTATGTAGTTAATGTGATGAACTGCCTTACCAAATTCGCCACAAATAGCGCAAGTGTAATTGTCTCGTTTGCGAATCTTTTCTTTGAATTGCTTGTTGAAGACAATTGGGTAAGGTTCGAAAGAAAGTCCGCCTCTCCAATTAGCGGCATTTTTGCCAATGGCACTTTTTATATAACAAGAACGAGAACAGTATTTTTGAGATTCTTTTCCACCGTGAGGCGGAGTAAATTCTTTTCCACAAAAGCGGCACAATCGCAAGGTTTTAATCTTTCTCGATATAGAATGGCATTTTATAGAACAATAACGTTGTGTAAGGAATCGGAAAAGTTTTACGGAATACGTTTTACCACATATCTCACACGTCTTGTTTTTTTCTCCTCCATTCCAGTTGCTAGATTTTTCTTTGACGAGATTTTCAGACCTCCACTTTCCAGCGCAGGCAAAAGAACAGCACTTTATGTCTGGTCTCGTAAATTTCGCAGAAAACACCTTACCGCAAATGGCGCAAGTTTTTTTCATGGTTATCCTTAACGGGAGCCTCCCGTTCTATAAGTCAGTATTGTTGTTCAGGCAATATAGACAGAACAGGAGGCACGATAAAAGTAAAAATCTGACTATTGCAATTGCCTGAACAATTAGATTATATCACAGGAGTAACAAAATGACAGTTAACGCAGGACGTACTAATCTTAAATTCGTAGGGTTCTGGCTGGACAACGCCGCCGGGACGCTGACAGATCTAACGGCGTACCTGAAAGACCCCGGAACGGTGGGCGCGCAGTTTGAGGCCGCCGCCGTCGAAGCGGTGGGGGATGGAAGCAAAAACGTGGTTGTTGGTATGCCCGCCTACCCGCTTTCGATCACGTTTGTTTGGGATACGGTCATCCTGGCGCATCTCGCCGCGCTTGATCCGTGGACGCCGCTATCCCTGGACATTCGCTACGGCGTGCGCCAGGCACAGGTTACGGGCGAACCCCAATTCGGAATCACCATGAGCGCCACATCGGGCTACGTGATAACCGGATTCCAGTGCAATGGCGTGGAAAGCATCACCGCGACTTTTGACGTGTACGGCGCAACCGCTCCGGCGTTTGGAACGACAAATGAAACGTGATGAAAGCCAGGATAAATGTCAAAACAAATTACCTCACCATCGAAACGCTGGCCGGGGTCGGTTACGATTTCCGACCCCCTGACCATTCCACAAGCGCAATTCATCGAAGCGGGCTTGAAACAGCCCGCGCAGGAGGGCGAAAAGGTTTGGTTTACTACGCTTGACGTGATGAAACTGCCCGCCGTCATTGGATGCGTGGAAAAATGGGAACTTGAAAACTTTGCCCCCGACCCGTTTCCCGCCTCCCCGCGCAAGGATAGCCATTTGCTGATTGATTGGATTTTCGGCGAGTTGCTGAAAGTTTATTCCGGCGAGGCGATTGTCCCAAACGAGTCCTGACCGATGCCTACCTGCACGCGTGCGGTGGCGCGGACGAAGAAATGCAGGCAGGAAGAGGTCACTACTCGCCCGAAATAGATTTGCTTCGTAAGATCGATCGGTTTGGCCTGGAATCCATTACCGGCAGGCGGCAGTTTTATTTTGGAGAACTTCGCAGAATGATAGTTTCAGAAAATATTGTCACCGCCTACCAATCACGCGCCCAATCGAAAGATTGGGCTTCATGGGTTAATAAGAATCCGGTTATGGCGAATCTGTTGGCAGAGGCGGAGAGATTATGCCAATAACCGGCGCGGGCGTAAGCGGAATCAATGTCGAGATAACCGGACGGGCGGATGATTTAATCGCGGAGATTAATAAGACCAATAAGTCGCTCGATCAATTCAAGCAAAAAATCAAAGACGAAAAAGCCGCGCTTGCGGAGCAGGCGAAACAGGTCAAATCCGCCACCATGTCATGGACGGATTTTCGCTCCATGTACCAGACCGTGCTGGACGTGGTACGCGTGGGGCAACAGGTTTGGAACGCGTCCATTGATAAATTTATAGATTACACCGAACAAATCAGGAGGGTTCAGCGCGTAATGGGCGGGGATGTTGAAAACGCCTCCCGCCTGATTCAGGTTGCGGATGACGTTGGCGTAAGTTTTGAACAGATGGCATTAGCCATGCGAATGGCTACAAAAAACGGGGTTGATGTAAGCGTAGACAGCCTCGCTAAACTCGCCGACCAGTTTATTGCTATTGAATCTCCGATAGACCGCGCAAAATTCGCGCAGAAGATATTCGGTAAAAATTGGGAGGCGATGATTCCGATTCTTGAAAAAAGCGGCGCGGGCGTAAAAGACCTTTACGATGGAATTGACGATGGGCTTATCGCGACAGAGGCGGGCGCGGCGGCGGTTGACCAATACAAAATATCCATAGACGAACTTGGAGAGGAGTATGACGCGTTTATAAACCAAGTCGCACCGCCATTTTTGGATTTCTTAAATCAGGCATTGATGGGATGGCGCATAATTTTAGAAATGGCTGACCAGATGGACAAAATAGATTTTAGCAAAGGGGAAGTATTTAAGCAGATTGCTATAATCCATGACTCCATTAAGGATACGTTGGAGGCGGACGACGCGCTAAAGAAATTCATAAAAACAGAGGGCGGAATTCCAGGTGAGGTTGATCCGGCGACAGACGCGCTGGAAAAAGAAACCGAAGCCCTTGACCTGCTCAAAGACGCCGCGCAAATAACCTCCGATGCGCTTGAAGAAATATCACAGCGTAACCAGGACATCATAAGCACGGTTGAAAAATTCGCCAGTCTAAACAAAAGCCACGCTGATGAAATGGCAGACGCGTATGATGAATTAAAAAATAAACAAGAAGACCTGGCGGAAGCGCAAAAAAAAGGTGACGTGAAAGGCATAAAGAGGGCTACCGAGGCAATCAATGAACAGCGCGAAACAATCAGCGGGCTGGTTGTGGATTACGTTAACGCGGGTGATGCGATTGTCTATGAGATGATTAAGGCAGAACTTGCAATCGGCGGTTTAACTGACGCGGAATATCTGCTCACGCTCGAAGCGGGCAAGGCATTTGGGGTTATCACCGACGCGGATATAGCAATGGCGCAAGCGGCCATGACAGAGAGGAACGCTTTTATTGACGCGGCAAAAGCATCTGGGCAATTAGGAAATGAGGTTGACGCGGCAACCAATAAAATTATTTTCGACATGATGCTCGCGAAACTCGCAGTAGACGGATTGACCGATGCGGAATTTCAAGCCGCGTTGGAGGTTGGTAAAAACCTGGGCGTTATTTCAGACGCGGCCATACAGGTTGCCAAAGACCAGCAGGAGGCGGCCAACGAACTAATCGCAGGCACTGGATTGACGACGCCAGAGGAAACGACAGTAGACACCACAAACGCAACCGTTGACACGTCAGACACTGTCATCAACAGTGGCGCGACTACCGTAAGCGGAGATGGCGTAACCGTTGAAAGCGGAATGGTCACAATCAACGGAACCGCCGTTACACTAGATCAGGAACAGGTTACGCAGGCAATCCAGGATTCGATAGATAAACAGGATAGATTCACCCAATCGTTAGAGGTTACTTATTCTGTCATCAGAAACGAAGCAGTTGCCGTTGAAAATGTTAGTGTGTCCGTGCGAGATTTAACTTTTTGGCAGGACAGATTTACTCAATCGTCAGAGGTTACCTATTCCGTCATCAGAAACGAGGCGCTGGCCGTTGAAAATGTTAGTGTGTCCGTGCGAGATTTAACTTTTTGGCAGGACAGGTTTACTCAATCGTCAGAGGTTACCTATTCCGTCATCAGAAACGAGGCGCTGGCCGTTGACAACGTAGTTCTGTCAATTCAAAATGCAATAATGACACAAAACGCTTTAACCAATTCTATCTGGCAGTCCGTTTCCGCGCAAAACGCGCTCAATTCTGCTGTGTCCTCCGGCGGCACAATCGCGCCCTCCATGGATTCGGGCGGAGTCGGGCGCGCGGGACAGGAGTACATGATTGGCACGGGCGCGCAACCTGAACGATTCACGCCGCTCACGAATGGCGTGTTTACCCCGAACGCTGGACGCGCCGGAAACAGTGGCAGTAGTCATAGCGTGACGGTCAATATCCATAATCCCACCGGACAGTCCTCCGATAATAGCATTCGCAAGGAACTCAAAAAACTTTCCTACCTGGGGGTGCTGAGATGAGTACATGGAAATTCGGCGGTACTGCGTTAACGACCTACGGAAAAATAACCACAGTAGATGGTGATTTGGGTATGGCCGCGCGGCGCGGTGATGATCAATTTATCCCATTTCGCGACGGGGAACAACACGTCCAAAAGTTTTACGGAAAGCGCGTGATAACTTTCGGGATTGCCGTGACTGCCGTAAATCTGGCTGCGCTGGAAGCATTGCTCGATACCATGCACCAAAAGTTTGCGCCAAAAACGCAACAGGTGCTTGAAGTCACACGAGAAGATTCGTCTGCGAGGCAGGCGAATGCGGTTGTTGACAACGAAATAACCGTTGTTCCGGTCACAAGCAAATTCGCCCGCGTGGTGGTGGAGTTTTCCCTTGCCAAACCGTTCTTCCGGTTGTCTACCGAAATCGCGGACAACACCACAACCATTGACGCGTCCCCGCACGCGATGACCGTGACGAATCCGGGAACGACAGAAGAGCGCGACCCGACAATTATCCTGACTGGCCCGCTTACCAATCCGGTCATTACAAATTCCACAAACGGAAAAATCCTGACCTATACTGGCATAATCGCGGATGGAGATACGGTAACAATTTCCACGAATACAACCGGCGAGTACATCGCCGTCCATAGTGCGAGCGGCAACGTGATTGGCAACATCACCCATTCTGGTGATACCGCGCTGATGACGTTCGACGTGGGCGCGAACACATTGGCGATCACCTCCGACGTTGCCACCACCGGAACAGTCAAGGTGACTTTTAGCGCGCCTTTTGCGTAGAGAAAAACATGGCAGATTCAGATCCCGTAGAATTCAGGCTTTACGACACAGATTTTATAACGATCATTGCAATCCTGCCCGTCGCGGCCGGTTCGCGTTTGTATTTGGAGTTGAATGAACCCGGAAGTGGGATGGTCGTCATCCCGAATGACTGCGCGGCGGCGGCGCTGGTCGCCGAGAATCAATTCATCGTGGCCTTCTATCGCGGCGCGTATCGGGGCGGATTCCTGGTTGACAATATCGAAACAGTCGGCGCGTCGAGCGGGGAGGGCGGCGACAAATGGATGCAAATATCCGGGCGCGGTCCGCTGGCGCTTTTGAACGAAGCGATTATCTGGCCGGAGGACGCCGCCAAAACAACGCGGGAATTCGATGATTACAAATGGTCTACCATGTTCATTTTCCTGTTTGCCGAGGCATCCATGCGCGGCGCGGTGGCAAACGTTACGCTGGACTGGACAGACGCGGTAGACAGCGATGGAACGGCCTGGACAGATACCGGATATTACAGTTACACAAACGGCGAGAGTCTGCTGGACGTTTTACGCGACATCGCCAAACTGGGCTATGAATTTACCATGACCTTCGGGGATGTGACGCCTGGCTGGTTCACACTTCACGCTTACAAAAATCCCACCGGCACGGACAAATCCGAAACGATATACATGCGCGTTGGGACGAACTGCGAAGAGGTCGGCGTGAGTGAGAAAAGCGATGAACTGGCAAACGCATACCTGATTAAGTACGCCAAGAGTTACACCTCCACCGAGGATCCCGTTTCCATTGCCGCCAATCGCAGGCGCGAAAAACTTTATCATTCGGACGAGGCCTCCTCCCCCACCCTGGCGCGGCAGTGGGGAAATGCCATGCTCGACAACACCACCGATCCGAAAAAGGAAATTCGCGTCAAAGTCTACGACGGCGTTCGTCCTTACGCGTTTGTGGAATATTCCGTAGGTGATACCGTTGTCCTAGACAATAAGGGAACGGAAACCGACTATAGACTGCGCGGGATGGAATTAGAATGGGGTAATGACCAGTATGCCAGCATCATGTTATCGCTCAACTCCTCGTTTGTGGAATATGAATTACGCGTCGCGCAAGAATTGGAGCGATTGAAGCGGCTGTACACAAAAGCGCATGATTCAAATTTGCTGGAAACAAGTTTCTGGGCGGCGATTGGCGAGTTAAGCGCAATAGATCAAATAGCCGCATTGGCGCAAATTGGAAATGAGATTTTCGTCGGCGGAATTTTCACGAAAATTGGAAATGTAGCCTGCAATAATCTGGCGTCCTATGATATTTCAACCGGAGAGTGGACGGCCATCGGGAGTTTCACTGCAGCAGAAAGAATTAATGCGTTGACGGTTATTGGGACAGATTTGTATATAGGATTTCTTGGAATTCTTGGCGCAACCAACACCGCAATATTAAAATGGGATAGTATAACCAAGTCCATGTCCGCGCTCGGGACGGGGATGCAAGACACATCTCAAGCAGAGGTAAGTGTGTTGGCGGCAAGCGGGACGGATTTATACGCCTCGGGCAGTTTTTTAAGTGCCGGTGGCGTGGCCGATACAAAAGCTATTGCCAAATGGAACGGCACGGCGTGGTCGTCTATCGGCGCAGTGGGCGCGACGGGGTACGCCTGGCCAATGGCAATGGTGGTGATTGGCACAGATTTATACGTGGGAGGGACATTCACGCAATTTTGCGGAATTACAGCGAATTACATTATAAAATACAACGGCTCAACCTGGTCGGCTTTTGCAACCGAACCAAACAATGGCGTCTTCGCGCTTGCCACAGACGGGACAAATTTATTTGTGGGTGGTAGTTTTACCGCAATCGGCGCGCTGACGGCGGCAAATTATATTGCTAAGTGGGATCCGATTTTAGGCGCATGGTCTGCGCTAGGCAACGGCACAGACGACTTCGTCTATGCTTTATTTGCAAACGAAATAAGTCTCTATGTCGGGGGGGTATTTACTACGATAAATGGCGTGGCAATTAGTTGTGTGGCTTTGTGGGATGGTTACAATTGGTACGATCTGGCGGGAGGGGTAAATTCAATTGTGTACGCGCTACACTGGTCGAATGATGCTCTTTATGTAGGCGGCAATTATTCAAGCGCCGGAGAGGGCGCTGGCGCGAAGGTCGCGGATTCCATCGCCGCGTACATCACCTCGTTCAATCCGCTGGTTGAACATTTAGACAAAGGGGGGAAAAAAGCGCGCTGGGGACAAATCAGCGGAACGCTTTCCGACCAGTTGGATTTGCAGGCGGAGTTGGACACAAAGGTAGACTCGGTTGGGACCGCCAATGGACTCTCGATTGCGGGAACTGCAATTTCGCTGGCGGCGGCGACAGCGGCTAATCCGGGGGCGATGAGCGCGGCGTATGCAACAAAATTGGACGGGATTGAGGCGGGGGCGGGGGTGAACAAAGGTCTCGTGGTTTTTGACGTAGATGGGGCGCTGGCGGTTGCAACAAATTTAAGAAGGTTCGTTTTTCCTGTAGCGGCGTCTAATTCATTGTGGTATTTTTATTTGTGGGACACAGGCACCGCTGGATCAACGATTGCAGACATCCATTTGTTCAACGATACATACCCCGCCGGAATAACAATCTTCACGACACAGGCCAACCGGCCAACAGTTGCGTACAACGACGCGAACGGGTGGACAGTGGCCACATCTGACATAACCGACTTTGTAGCAGGGGATGTGCTGATATTCGGTTTTGACCAGGTTGCGACAGGCGCGGCGGATGCGATGTGCGTAGGCGGAGCGGTGGGCGGGGGTGGAGGCGGGTTGTCGTTCGGCGAAACGATTACCACCGAGGGAAAGGCACAGAATAGAAACACGGCCGGCGCATATTCTTATCAGGAGCAACCGACCACCCTGTATCGTCCGATTAAATTAATTAGTATCCAATGGGATATTCGCGTTGCGGGAGATTACACATTATCAATCCGCGATGAGAATGGAACGGTCATCGAGGATATAATAGTTGTTGGAATTGGAGCGGCGTCTGCTGATAACTTGTTTACGCTGGCAAGCCCAAGAATTTTGCAAGCAGGGGCATACCGCCTGAGAATGACGGAAAATAGTGGCTCAGTGTTATGGAGCGATTATGGCACATCGGGAATTTACTATCCGGCGTGGAACACAGAGCGCAAAATAATCTACGACGGATCGGGATACGGCTATACTGCGCCGTTTGACTTGAATTTTTATGATAGTACATTTTCGGAGTAATCATGCGTGATGGCGATACACAAGTTGGCACACCCCAGGTGCTTTACAAAAACACCAAAACGGCGATAGAGGCGCTAACCGGGATTGCCGAGGGCGCAGTGGCTTACGCTACGAACAATCCGTCTGCGCCGCTTGGATTGTACAATGGCGCGACCTGGGATTGGTATTTTATATCGCTGGGAGGCGCGGGCGGAATGGACAAGGCAATTTACGACCCGCGCAATATCCAGAACGATGTGTTTGTACACGTTACCGCCATTGAGCCAGCCTCCCCGTTTAAGGGGATGCTGTGGTACGATTCAACTGGCGACATTGCCAGAGGTTTGATTTTTACGACATCAGACAATTCGCAATATCTAGGAGTAATCTAATGGCAAATCTAATTGTTAAAGACGGCGCAGATGCGACAAAATATATCGGCGCAGACGGCGCGGGAACAGACGGCGATCCGTACATCCCCATTCGCACTACAAAAAGAACGTCCATCAGCGTCTACGTTGCCATTGCCGTTACCAACGGGGCGTATTCGATTGGCGACGCAGTGGGCGGATTGATAACATTCGCAGGCGCAATGAGCGCGGCCGGAAAACGAAGTATGATTCGTTCGCTGACGCTCATGGGCATATCCGCCATAGAGTACGATATGGTATTTTTGAACGCCGACCTAGCCTCCGCCCCCGCCGATAACGCCCCGTTAGGTTTGGCTATTGCCGATGCCTTAAAACTCCAGGGTGTAGTTCCGATTTTGTCTACCGATTACACCAATCCGGGGGAAGCATTTAACATCGCTACTGTGCGAAATGTTGGATTGTTGGCACAGGCGGGCGCGATAACCAGTTTATATGCTTATCTGGTGGCAAGGGAAGTAACATCTCCCGGTACATCAACGATATACATGATTGTGGATTTTGAATTTCTGGATTAATTATGGCAAAACGTCCGCTAAAAATCTACACCGATACTGGCTGGGAGAATGTTGCCGCCGCGCCCGTTGACCCGTCCGCCGTCGACAACCTGGTCTCGTTTGCAGACATCGTAGGCGGGCAGGCGGACAGCGGGATTCCGACGAAAGCGGACGCGCAATACGAGTATCTGGTGGCAGGCGCGTCGCCGTATCTGTTTGGCAAATCTGGCGCATATCTGAATATCGCGGCTGGCAAAACGCTGGCGGTCTCTGAGAGCGTGACACTGACGGCGGGGGCGGCAGGGTATACCCTGACCGTGCCGGAATCGCTGACGGTTGCGGGACGGGATGTGGTAAATCTATTTTCTGCGGCGCAAAAAATAGATGCAAATTCTGCTACAGCATTTGTTGTGGAACAGGATGGTGTGAAAGACAATGTCCTGATAGTGGATACGACAAACGCAAGGGTTGGAGTTAATCGCGTTCCGACCACGCCTAATTTAGAGGTGGATGGAAATTTGGCGTCGTATGGAACGGACAAATATAATGGCGTGAACGCACGAACTTTTTCCAATACGACGAATGCATATTTTTTATTACAACGCGCCGGGGGAACCGAAGCCGCGCCAACAAAATCATTGAGCGGGTTTTCGTTGGGATCATTTGGATTTCGTGGGCATGACGGGAGCGCTTTTTTTACATTGGATTCTGCGCGTATCTCCGCATTTGCGGAGGAGGATGGCGATATTGGCCGGGGCGCGAGACTCGTAATTTTTGTTACGCCACTTGGCGGAACGGCTACCGAGTGCACGAGATTTACAAGTGGGAGAAGTGTTCTTATTGGCACAACAACAGATGGCATGACCGCTGGCGGGTCGCTGGCAATCGCGAAGGATTTGGCGCATCGGGGGACGCTGGCCGGATTTTATAATGTCGCGCTTGCCACCAGACCATCGGCATTTACACAAACATATGCAACCGCGAGCAAAACCATCGCGGTACTGACATACGCGGCGGCGTCGGGCGGAGCAACGGTGGACGCAGAATGCCGCGCGTCGTTGGCGCAACTGGCGGCAGATGTGTTGGCGATGAAGCAAAATGATAATGCCATCATTGATGATGGTCAGATTTTAGGATTATTACAGTGAAAGGAAAAATCATGAAACAAATTGAATTGAAACAACTGCCCGGAGATAACGGAATAATTGACTATCGGGAGTTACTGCTGATAGTCGCTACTCGTCATCCGCAGGGCATCACGCTGGACGCGATGGAAAAAGTTTTGCGGGTCAAATTCTCACTGGCGAAAACCACCAGCGGCGGGATGTTGAAATTGGAGGACGCTGATTGGGAGACATTGGTTGGGTATCTGAAAGTTTACCCATTCGGAATTGCCGACGAGGCGTTGGTGCAGATGCGCGACGATGTGCTTGGCGCGGAAACGATAGAGGTCGAATGATCTGGTTTGTCGTCATTACCTGCCTGCTGTTTGTGTTCTGGGTCTGGTCATGGGTACGCGCGTCGGATGCGCCGTGTCCGAAGCCGCCGGAGATAAACGATGAAACTAGGAATTGACGTTTACCACATTGACCGATTAATTGACTGGTCTTTGGCAAAGACTCGTTTTCCATTTGCGTTCATCAAGGCCAGTGAGTACCAAATTGACCCGCTGTTCAACGAGCAGTGGGTGGCGGCGAAAGGTCACGTTCTGCGCGGGGCGTACCATTTTTTCAGGCCATTGGTCAACGCGCAAAACGCCGCGAATATGTTTTGTGATATTCTTGGCGACGACCTGGGCGAAATTGAACCAGCCATAGATCTGGAGGTATTCGATGGCGTGACCGACTTGTTGGAGCGCGCTAAGATTTTCGTAGATACGGTCTACGCGCGCACAGGAAAGAAGTGCATCATCTATACCAATAGCGATGTGCTTTTTAGCGCGGGTGCGGGCAAAAAAACAATCTGGCTGTTTTGGAAATATGGATGGCTGAGAGAACATCGTCTCTGGCTGGCTGCACCAACAAACGAAAGCAACACATTTGAGTATGCGATAAAAGTTTTCAATGGAGAGGCGGTTTTCAACTGGCCGTCCCCGCCACCGCCGTTTGACAAAATCCATTTTTTACAATGGACGTGGTACGGTGTGCCGGAACTTGTGCCAGGATACTATGTTGGCGAATATCACAAATTACAAGTTGATTGGAATTTTGCGGCAGATGGCGAACTTGGCGAACTGCCGCCCGTTGACCCACCCCCACAAGGAGAACCAATGAAAGGTACAGTAATTACAGCAAGTTTGAAAGTCCGCACTGCGCCCGTAGACGGCGCAGTCATCGGCGGTCTGTCGCTGAATGATTTGGTGGAGGCCGACCGCAAGGAAAATGGATGGTGGCATTTGACTATGATACGCGGCGTTGCAACCGTTGGCGAAAATTGGTCATACGAAGGCGCAACACAAGGATACATCCGAACCGACTCGGACGTACCGCCAACTGGATTGCCCATCATCCACATCCATCAATTGTACAGTGCTGATGGCTACCCCGACAAAATCATTGATGAGGAATGGATACCCAATGCTTGATATTGTCGCAAGCACTTTGTTTTCGTTTTCACCTTCCGCCGCAATCTATTATCGTGGCCTTCACGATAGAGAGAGTTCAGAGTTTGGTTACAAGTCGCGTAATCAGAAAAAGTCCATTCCAGAAGTTACGAAATGCGGCAACGGCGAAGTTTATCCTCTAACTGAACCCGTTGAATGGCTGTGGTACTGGTCATGGGCATGGCGTTATCCATCATTGGTTAGCAGTGGTGAGAGCAAGCGAATCTGGAAAACAAACATGCGCGGGAATGGCGCTTTCACGAACAAAAAGGGTTCTAATACATGTCGTTCATGGATATTGGGGACAAACAAGAATAAAGAGCCAATGCGAAGCGAAGGCGTAACATGTCCAGGCGGAAATTTATTTCGGGTTGTGAATGAAAAAATTGTTACTGTTGGCGAACGCGAGAGTTTAAAAATTTGGTGTTTAGATTATAATTACCTAAAGGTACTTAGCGTCGCGGAAACTAAGGAGCTTGCAATTATCCTACCTCCCTGGTTGTTACATGTTGCTCAAAATGTACACCCAGATGGATCGTCTAGTCCGTGGGATTACAACTTCAGAGTTCCGCTATTTTCGGCAAGTGGTGAAACTGCCATAATTCTATAGTAGTAAATATATCTGACATTATAGCATAATTCCTGTTAAAGGACAATTAGAAGTGAGGTTATCTACCTCCAATCTTCCCTGCATCATTACTGTGATTCCCTTTTCTATTTCTGTCCGAGTAAGTTCTGGCAGGGCATAATATGCGGCGGGTTTTCTTTTTTATAACTTAGAACCTCTTTACGTTACTTTATACCTATAGGCAGTTTATAACGTATGCAGTTTTTACGTCCAAAGTGTCCAAAGCCGAGCTTAGGACATTTTAATATCCTCTTAATCGGATATTCCTTTGTAAACGAGCTTCTACAA